GGGGCTGATTGAGCAGCTTGAGGGCCATCAGTGTAGAAGATCTTCACATTACCCAAGATTGGTGTCTGGGTCTTTGCTTCACGCTCTTCTGCGGTCAGGCTCTGGCTGATAAAGCCATTGTTTTCGTACTGGTCAAGCTCATCACTGACAAACGTAGTCAGATCCAAGTAAGTACCCTTTGCGCCTTGATATAGACGGCTTTTGTCTATCTTTGTAACGTCGATACGGACTGAAATACCTAACTTCATGCTAATTCCTCACACTCTTGGTTGATTATATTGACCGCTTTTACGATCTCATCGTACATTTTACTACAAAACTCTTCATCGTACTCTACTGTCACCAATACAGGCTCCATCTCAGGATGATATGCCAGGAATTGCCAAGTTTTAGCCCCTGTTATCATCATGCAGCCCTGTATCTGCTGCCAATACTGCTTCACCCCCTTCATGGGCTTTTCAATGTAGCCTAACATAGTGTTTTCTGTTGGGCATTTTATCTCCAAACCTGAAACAATTTCGTTATCGCACATTATTAGCCCATCAGGACTGGCTCCAAACTCTTCACTGTCATCGAGGATAAAACCAGCCTCAACTACAGTGTTACCAGTCATCAGCTCATAGTATTCCCGCGCCTCTGGCTCCAGCTCATTACCTCTTGCCATATGCTCAGACTGAAAATGCGGTGTTGACTCACCTGATAACCTTTCAATGACCATCTGCTCAATGTATTTACCAGCAGATCCTGAAGGTTTACCAGAGGTAGTGATCAACCTACTGAACTGTGAAGCTGACGGCCTTCCTATCCTGCTGGCAAGCCACTCATCACTCCCCTGAACATGCGATAATATCTGCATCGCCATCACCTCTTGATCTAGGCTTAGGTCTTACAGGATAAAGCTCACAATTTGGTGAACTACACTCCTCTACCTGCTTAACCCAAGTGCCTGGGGCCAGACTATCGTAGATACAACCCTTACAATAATCATTAATGGCCTTCCTCAAGCTCACTTAATCTTCGCCTTTAGTGCAGCAACAGCTTTGGGGTAATGAATTGCTAGCATTTCGTCTACACTGCTGGCTTTAAAGAAACCCAAGAACTTAGTAACGTCACCATTAGCCTGTTCAAGCAAGTCTTTAATGTCTTCAGCCTGTGCTGGAGTCAAGACCTCAGTTTTTGAAGCTTCTGGCATGTCTTGGCCACTGTAAATGTACAGTCCCAACCCAAATAATCCAATACATTTAACCAAGCAGCGAATCCTGGAGTCACTTATTGCTCTTGAATCAGGACTTACCAAAGCTTCATTGCGGTTCCCCATGACAGGAAGCCACATTTTGTGAGTCTTTCCCTCTACTGTTACAGCAACTGACACTTCAACAGTACCATTCTCAAAAAAAGTCGGGTCAAAATACTCAAAAGTGCTTTCAGGGTAGTGCTCATTCAAGGTTTGCCATGCCCAACTCCAACTGAGGTAAGATAATTTACCTTTTAAAGCAACATGGTCGTTACAGTTAATGGCCGATAAAGTGGCCCATACGCTTTTATTTGTCATTAGTTAAATTCTCCTGCTGATTTCATTTGCTCGAATACATATCTTGCACCGTATCCAATGTAATACGCCTCTGATTCATCACTGGGCGCTTCATTTCCTACCTTACAGTCCATATCCCCACGGTCAATGTCGTTAAGATAAGTTGAAGTTTCTAAATTCATATTAACCCCACCTGGCTTGATAGCCTTCCAGAACTTTATTTACTAAACGGTCGTTTTCTTTAGCTGCCGCTATGTCACGTTGAATTTCGTATTCAGACATTGGCTCATAGATAGGCTGGGTGTGGCGCATTGCTACACGGTTCTCATATGCCTCTTCGGACTCGTCATGCGGTCGTCCAAACAATGACATACTTAAAGCATTGCAGAAATCAAAGTCACCAGTTCTTGCGGGGTCTTCATCTTGATAAGTCATGTTGCTCTCCTGTTGTTGAGGTGTTTATTCTACACATGACATTGTCCTATTGCAACTACTTTGGCAAAGGTATATGATGCAACTTCACTTATTAAGGAATAATCATGGATATTAACAAGTCACTTAAATTTTTTATGGAGCGCGATCAGATGTCATCAGTTGAGCTATCTCGAATCTCCAAAATCAATCCTTCTACTATTAGCTTGATCAGAAATAAGCATAGATCACCGCGAGCTAGTACCCTTTTAACTTTCGCTGCAACCTTTAACGTAGAAGTAAGCGAGTTTATTGCGGCGGGTGAGTAATGAATAGCAAAGGGTATTACGCCATCATTCCTGCAAGTGTACGCTATGACGTACGTTTAACGGCTAACGCTAAACTTTTATATGGGGAAATCACTGCTCTGGGTAACGATAAAGGTTACTGCTGGGCGCGTAATGCCTATTTTGCTGATCTTTATGGCAAGACAGAGACTTCAGTTAGCCAGTGGATCAGTTCACTGGTCGAGTGTGGGTACATCACAAGACAACTACAGTACAAAGAAGGCACTAAGCAGATCCAAGCCAGGTACTTGAAGTTGGTCGATAACCCTATGCAAGAAATCTTACCCACCTCCCCAAGAAAACTTAATGACCCTACCCAAGAAATTTTAATACCCTCCCCAAGAAAACTTAATGACCCTACCCAAGAAAACTTAATAGTTAATAATACAATTAATACTACATCTAATATTACAGATAATAGGGGGGAAACAAGTTCCCCAGCTCTCGAAGAAGAAGTTGGACAGGAAGTTATTGTTGTTGACGAACCAGAGAAGGAGCCATCAAAGCGGTTTGTCCCGCCAACTCTGGATGAGGTCATTGAATACTGTAACAGGAAAGGTTCTGGCATAGATCCTTCTGTCTTCTGGCATCACTACGAGGCTAATGGCTGGAGAATTGGAAAGAACAAGATGATATCCTGGCCAAAGACTATTGGGTCTTGGGGCGCTAGAGAGAAGTCAAATAAGACTGCAAAGAAAGAAACTAAAACTGATTCAATTAGAGATCAGTCGCTATACCAACAATTAACCGATACATCGTGGGCAGATTAGCCCGATAAAGGAGAGCAACAATGGCAAAAAGACTTACCGCAAGCGGCAAACGACTGTTTTTGTATGAAGGCACTAACCATAAAACTTTAACTTCAGGGTTTTTTTACTGCATGGCCGACTTTGCAGACGCAATTTCAATTAGCCCGCAAACAATTCAAAGTAGATTTAAACACCGAGGCGTTACTCGGGTAGTAAGAGACTGCGATTTGTTTCCAGTCCGAGCCTTAACTAACCGGTGTCGAATGATTCAATATCAGGGTGAGCATAAAGACCTGGTGTCTGGCCAGAGCTACAGTTATGTTCAACTGGGTAAGGCATTTGGCATAAGCGAAAAGTTAATCCGAGAAAGAATGAGAGGAAGCCGAGTGTTTATTAATGACATGGCTTTGACAACCCCAGGTCTTCAGCAAATAGTAAGATGCGAAACACGGTCATCCAAAGTAATGAATGAATGGTTAAGAAGGAAATTAGTATGACAGAAATTACCCAAGGTGATTACTATCTCATCAAAAGTTTAGGCGATTTTGAAAAAAGATTGCCAGCTATTATCGACAGGTTAGGGGGGTGGGATTACTCAACCCCATGCGCTGTCAGGCTAGAGAGGTTTCAAGGCAGGGCAACAACCAGCCAAATAGCGTTAGCCCACATATGGTTCAGAGCTATGTCCACACAGTTTGTTAAGAAGCAGCCAGAGGCCACAGAGGAAGGCTGCAAGTGGATGATGAAGCACAAGTTTGGCCCGAGAAAAACAATCAAGGTTGGATCTACTGTTGTGAAAGACCAGTTAGTTAGTCTAAGAGATCTGGACACTGGTGAGATGTGTTATTTTTTAGATCAAGTATTACACTGGGCATCTGAAAGAGACTTGTATCTACCCATGCCCAAGGATAATGAGTACACTGAACTAAAGAGGCAGCAGAATAGTTAATCCTACCCTGTTTAAGTGGCCATTTCGGTGGCCCAATTGCAGTATGTAGGGTAAACTTGAGTCAATGTACCAGTTAAGCTTTAAATCCCTTAGAGGAGTCCCAAGTGGCAATTAAAAGAGATGCAGCAGACAAATGGTTTAGTGACGTTGTTAGACTAAAAAACGAATCTGTTTGTGAGCATTGCGGTAAACATGGCAGACAAGAGTGCGCCCACATCTATGGCAGGGCAGCTAAGTCAGTTAGGTGGAGTCTAGATAACGCAGTTTGTCTTTGCCATTACTGCCACCGAACCTTCACGGCCAACCCATTGGACTTCAGTAGATGGTGTATGGAGTATCTAGGGCCAGGACACATGGAGATGTTGCGGGAGAAGTGGAATGTTAAGATGCCAACTAACAAAATGTTACGGGCTGAGATAGCTAAACATTACCGTGAAGAGCACAAGAAAATGCTGGCCAGTTCCAGCTACCAACCAATCAGTTACAATTGAGGTGACATATGTCGTTTATAAATAGCTTGAGAAGGAAGGCAAAAATACTGGAGATACCTGGCATGAGTCAAAGGCTAGATGAGATCTTTGAATCTGTTATGTATCATGGAGCAAATACTACGTTTGCGCAGAAAGAAATACAGGCGATAGTCGATCATGTAATAGAAGTTGAGATAGCCAGGACAGCGCCTTTAACAGAAGAACAATTAATGTTGCGTTACCCAGATCTTGTGGTAGAATAGCTGCGTGTTGACCTAATCGGGTGGCACAAATCTTAGTAATCTTAGTTTTCGGCTGTAACCGATGACTAAAATCTTAGTTATTGGGTGCAACCGATGACTAAACGCTGATGCAGTTTTTCTTAGTGGTTAAACGGTTCTAGCGCAGTAACATCGTAAAGGTCAATTCCACCGCAAATGGAGTTGGCCTTTTTTATTGTTTGCGTTACTTAGATCTTGTGGTAGAATAAAACCTCAAGCGGGAACTGAAGTGAAGTAAAGCGAAGACGGCAAATCTTGTTTTACACTTGTTTTACACTTGCTTGATAAAGCTCCCCTGCTTTCCCCATCGTTACTTGCCACTCCTCTTCAGACGGTGGGTTTTTTAATACCTCCAAATATGCTATAATCGGCATATGAAAAAAGACAGCCTCCTATCTCGAATCGGTGTTTCTGGGTACAACAAGCCTAAGAGAACGCCTGGCCATTCCACAAAATCCCATGTTGTTGTTGCCAAGTCTGGCGACCAGGTAAAGACCATACGTTTTGGTCAGCAGGGTGTCAGTGGTGCAGGATCAAACCCTAAGACAGAGACGCAGAAGGCTCGCAGCAAAGCATTCAAAGCCCGTCACCGCAAGAACATCGCTAAAGGTAAGATGTCTGCCGCGTACTGGGCAAACAAGAGTAAATGGTAATGAAAGGTTTATACGCAAACATCCATGCTAAACGTAAGCGCATGATGGCGGGCAGTAAAGAGAAGATGCGAAAGCCTGGAGCTAAAGGCGCACCAACTGCTAAAGCATTTAAAGACTCAAAGAAAACTAAAAGTCTCCTGAGTGAGTAGCACCACATAACAGGCATAGAAGTTCTTGTGTCTACATGGATGAAAGTCTTGGCTACACCCACCCCAGTAAAGCCTAACCTCATGGCCTCCTGAACAATCTTATATCCTTCTGCACCGCTGTTAATATGTATGTCAGCAGCTATCC